GAGCAACGGCGCAATCCGGGCCCGTTCAATATTCCAATCCAACGGCGCGGGCATCAGGTATTCACCGATGAATACCGCGCCACACCCGACCCATCGCACAGCATGCAGATGGCAAGCGTCGGCACGGTACGCCGCGACAGCAGGTCACCACCCGTCCAGGTCGAACGCAGCCAGCCACGACCGGCACAGCAGGCGCAGGACTGGACAGGGGTGTACGGGATAATCGCGTGGTTCATGGCATGTTTCGCCCAGCCATGGCCACACGGGCGATTAGCACCATCGCAAAAGCATCCCGATTTTCCGGTTTCGTAGCCAAATATGCTTGGGACAATCGTGTAGTTCGTTCAGACGGCGAATTCGCGGACAGGGCGCAACGGATGCTACGTTCCACAATCATCATCACTTTTTGAACTTGAATAGTGGAATCGTCAGACATGAGCTTTTTCTCTTTTCGCCTGAAATGTCCGCATTGCCGTTCGGACTCCACGTTCAGGATTGGTTCGCTTTT